GCTGCACTTGAGAGCCACTTAGCTGGAACATCCGGTCTCCCCGACATAGCCTATGAGAACGTAGCATTTGAGCCTGTGACAGGTACTAGCTTCCTCAAGGTACAATACCTCCCCACGGTCACTAGACCTGCTGTAAGGGGCTTAAACCCACAACTGAGATACCAAGGTGTATTCTCCGTAACAGTCTTTGCCCCCGAAGGTCAAGGCCCAGCTACCGCAGACGACTATGCTAACAAAGTTATAGACGCCTTCGCAGCAACCACTGACATCTCGTTTACCAATGGTGATGCAGAAACAATCATAGTGTCTATTGACTACGCTGAACGTCAGCAGGGAATGATAGATAGTCCTTGGTACTTTGTTCCGATTAACATCGGCTGGTACATATACAAATAACTTCCAATAGGAGAAACCAACATGGCCTTTGCACAGGGTTCACGCTCCAGTCTGTCGTTTATTACTGAATCTACGTTTGGTACGACACCCGCTGGCAACTTCACTAACCTCCCATTCAGCACCCACTCTTTAAATCTTACTAAAGATCGTGTTGCTGGTAACGATATTCAAGCTGACCGTATGGCTCGTGTTGATCGTCATGGCAACCGTCAAGTAGGTGGCGACATTGTTGTTGACCTCCGTGATGGTGATTACGATAGCTTCCTTGAATCAGCTATGCTTAACACTTGGGCAACTAACGTTCTTAAAGTTGGTGTTACACCTAAGTTCTTCTCCATTGAAGACTACGCTGCTGACATTGACCAAGCTCGTGTGTTCACAGGCATGTCAGTTTCCACTATGGCTATTTCCCTCGCCCCTAACCAGATGGTTGCTACAACTTTTGGTATGGTAGGCAAAGACATGTCCATGAGTGCCACTGAGAAGACACAGGATGCTGCCTCTGGTGCTGCACCTTTCGATGCTTACTCAGGCGACCTTTCTATCGGTAACGTAGGCGGTGCTGCCCCTGTAGCCATCGTGACAGCCCTTGACTTTACCTTGAACAACTCCTACGCACCTACCTTCGTCATTGGTGATGATAGCGCACCTTCCCTTGAGTATGGTCGTGCAGAAATTGAAGGCACACTGACAGCTTACTTTGAAGACGATGCGTTAATCAACCGTTTCCTCAATGAGACTGAAACTGAGATTGAAGTATCCGTAGATGATCCTACAGGTGCTAACACATATACCTTCCAGTTCCCACGAGTGAAAATCAACTCTGCTGATGTTGGCGTCGATGGCCCAACTAGCCGTATGATTACTATGTCCTTCGTAGCCCTCTATGATGCTACAGAGGCAACTAGCCTTAAAATCACACGCCCAGCATAAGAATACCTAGCTAGGTAGTGGAGGCTCCTGAGTCGGGTCGGGGGTCTCCACGTTAATCAACCCGACATAACTTCCCCCGAAAGGAAACCCCGATGGACTTGAAAGACCTGACACCGAATTTAGACGACATTGTTGTTGAGATTAAACATCCAGCAACAGGTGACGCACTTAAGAATGACGATGGCACGAATATGACAATTACTATTCTTGCGCCCCATTCTAAAGAGTATAAGAAAGCTCAACATGAGCAAATCAGCAAGCGGCTTAAGAAAGCTCAGAAGAGTAAGTCTCAAGATGTTGACTACTCAGATATTGAGGAAGCTACGCTGGAGGTCTTAGCTAAGACGACTAAGGCTTGGAACATTACCTACGGCGGCGAGATGCCTAAGCTCACTGTCGCTAAGGCCAAAGACATTTACGAAGAAGTCTTTTGGATTAAGAGCCAGCTTGAGGAGGTTGTGACTGACTCTCTGGATTTTACGAAGGTCTGATCTGTGAGTTAGTTAAGTGGGCTGAACATCAGTTCAAACTAAATAGACCAGATCAGAACGGCACTACAGAACGAGAACATCTTGAACAAGTAGAGAGGCAGACTGGACGTAGAGTAGAAGCATTGGAACCCCCGACACCCTTCCCCATGCTAATATCCCACGTTTGGTCTGCCTTTATTGCTTTAAGCTCTAGCAGAGGGTCAGGCTTTAGTGGCCCAGAGCCAATAACCTTTGAGCAGATTAAGGCATGGAAAGAACTTACGGAAACATCTATTGAGCCTTGGGAGATTGAGGCCATCAAGAGAATAGACCTAGAATACTTAAGGGTGGCAAATGGCTGATATTAAAATTGTAATGGACGTAGAAACAGCACCCGTTGACCGTGCTGTTAGGCTCATGGACAACCTAGAGTCTGAGGTTCGTGACGTTGAACGTGCAATGAAGTCTGGCCTAATTTCAGAGAAGAAGTACAACTCTGAGATGACCCGTCTCAACAATAACATGAGAAACCTACGAGGTGCAGCAAAAGGAAGTGCCGCAGAATTTCGTAAGTTTGAAAAGTCAGTGTACGGCTCTGGTAAAGCAATGCGTCAAAAAGAAGTCGCAATGCAACAAGCTGGTTATCAGCTACAGGATTTTATCGTACAAATTCAGGCTGGGACTAATCCACTTATAGCATTTTCTCAGCAGGGTTCTCAGTTAGCAGGTTTCTTTGCTGGGCCTTGGGGGGCCGCGATTGGTTTGGGTATTGCCGCTGTTGGTGGCCTTGGCACTGCAATCTTGGGTGCTTCTTGGAAATCCAAGTCTTTTGCTGAACAAATGGAAGAGTTGTCTGATGGCTTAAGTGATTATGAAACTATCTCAAACCGTATAGCAAGCGAAGGTTCATTATCTAGAGAATTTGGGGTACTGGCAGAAAACGCCAAAAGTATCCTTGAGGCTATTAGGGAAATTAACAACATCTCCTTAAAAGAAAAGATAGGGGAATTTGGCGGCCTTGGGGCCATAACAAAACAGACAACTTCAGTTAGAGACCCAAGCGACGAGTCTGGATTTTTGGGGGCATTTGGGTTAAACTATAAAGACGTAGAAATCTTTGGGGCCAAGCAAATCCAGAAAGCAGCAGATTTTCTTCAACTTGGAGACACTGACCTTAATTACGGAGAACAGGCGGCTGAGGCGCAAAAGTACCTTAATCTGGTTATGGCTATTCAAAAAGCTGAGGACTTAGAGGGTCGAGTTGGGCCAGCTAGAGAGCTTAGTGAGTTCCTGAAGGAACAAGTAAGGACTCGTGAGTTTGATGTCGAAAAGCGAGAGGAAATTGCGGCTTTACAGCAAGTCCTTTTTGACATAACAAAGGCTCAAGCGGCAGTAGATCAGGCAGAAATTGAGCGGGTAAATAAGGCTAGACAAAAAGCATTTGATGCAGAAGCACGGAGAATAGACCAAAGGTTCAAATCTGAGGCAGATGTTTTTGATATGCAGGTTAGTGTCTCTAAGGAAAACGAGCAACGCAATAAGGCCATAGCCGAAAGAGAACGCAGAAGAATAGATAATAAGTATCAGGCCGAAGCAGAACTTTTCGATCAAGAAGTAACTATAAGTAAGGAAACCCAAGCCCTTATTGACAAAAGAATAGCCTCAGAAGAAAGGGCAATAGACCAAAGATTTAAGGGCGAGGCTGATCTATTCGATCAAGCTGTTGCTATGTCTGATGCTACACTGGCTAAGATAGAAGAAGACGCAAAGAAAGCAGCACAGGCATATTCAAACGCATTTGAAGCAAGCTCTTTCTTATTCAGGCAAAGGTTTCAAGGTGAAGCTACTGTAATGGATCAGTCTCTTACCCCAAGCGGTAAAATAGGTATGTCCTACGAGGAACTCTTGGCTGCGGGTGTACCCCACGATACTATTGTCGCTATGGGGATAAAGCCACCCAGAGCAACTAAAGCCAAAGAGTCAGACCTAAGTAAACTACAGAAACAACTAGACCTAGAGGATGCACTCCTTGGTAAAACGGAAGCTAGACAAAGGGTCATACAAGCCCTTGGTGTAGACTTTGTTAAGAATAACGCCAATACTGTCGCTATACTTGAGGGGCAAATTAACAAGAACCTTGAGCTAGTGCGGGTAGAACAAGAGCGTATAGACCTTGCTAACACCATAGGTTCAGCTATGGAAGATAGCTTAATGTCTATGGTAGATGGCACTAAGTCCGTCAAGGATGCCTTCCGTGATATGGCCTTAGATATAGTTAAGCACCTCTACAAGGTTCTTGTCATCCAGCAGATGATAAATTCTTTTGGTGGAGC